AGGGCGCTGGCGGCATGCGGGACGGAAGGACTTCTTTTTTGAAAAAAAGAAGCAAAAAACTTTGCGAACTGGGCCGAGTGTGGGGGAGCACTTGGATTTGGAGTCTCCCGCAGTTGATATTGGAACACGTGAGATTGCCTTCAGCCCCCGATTAGAGGGTAATTAGAAGCTACTCAGGGCAGCGTGTCACCAGGGCTGTAGGGAACCGTCGCAGCGACCGCTCGGCTAATACCTTTGCATGAGCTGCCCCTCCTCCTGACCCCACACGCCGGCGTAATACTGGTCCAACGCATGGGACGGATGGAGCGCGTCGTAGGTGTAAGGCCCAGGAAAATTACTTTGAGCCTCGGCAGAAGCTCCAGTGCCGCAGAGAAGCGTGCCGGATAGGTTTACCTGAGTAACCGTCCCGTTGCTCGATACGTAGTCACCGAAGGTCAAGGTGGCGTTGATACCCAGATTACTCGTGATGCCCGCACTGAGCGTGAGCGTGTTGCCGGCGATGGCAGTGATCGTCGTATTGGCCGGCACGTCGGTGTAGACTGGTTCGCCCACGCTCAGGCTCGCACCCGCACTGATGCTCGCAAGCACCACCTGGGTCGAGCCGGCGCTTTCCGGCTGATAGACGGCGACGTTGTTACCAGTCCCAACGGTGCCGGTGGTCGATGCGCTGAGTGTGACCACACCCGTGGTGGTGTTGACCGCCGTGAGCGTAGTCCCCGCCGGAATGGCGCTCTCGTTGACCGTCTCGCCGACCGAAAAGCCTGCCGCAACAGCCGGCGAGAAAGTCAGCGTGTTCGACCCGCTCAAAACGGCGGTGGTGACGTTGACCGTCGCCGTGTTGCTGAGTGTCAGGCCAGGGCTCACCACCGCGTTGAGCGGTGCATTGGAGATCATGTCCCAGCCAGGCGTGAGACCCAAGCCGCCCTGCGCCTGCGGAACAAAGCCAAACTGGTAAAGCCAGGTCAGAAATTGATTGTTCGGAGGAATATTTGTGCTGAAGTTGGCCGATGCGAAGGAACTGCATCCGGCCTCGCCGGCAAAGATGGTAATATGAGGCGGCCCGCCCGCCACCGGGTAGCCGCTGCGAAGACCGTTCACCTCGGCAATATAGCATTGCTCAAGAACGGCAGGGCTGGTGCCGGCCGCAATGTCGGTTCCGGCATCCTCTAAAATAAAGCCTAACCATTGCAGGCTGGGGTCGTATTTGCCCTGCATGCGATTGGCCATGTTACCAAGGCCGGTGCCAATAGTCGCCGAACCAGTGATGGAGGCGCACATATTTTCGCCGGATACGCCGGAATTGTAGATGGAGGTTAGCCGGGGCAGATAGCGAGCCAGCATGTTCGGCGCGTGCTCCGCATAGCCCAAATCGCCGTTCGTTGTCATCCTGGAGTCGCACGCCACGCACACAATGGACGCGCTTTGCTCCGGCGGAATGTGCGCGGCGTAGATGAGCGAAAGCTGAGCCGGTGACCATTGTGCCGCTGTCAGCGCAGTGGTCGGGACCAGCACGACGCCCGCCAGAACCTCTCGACCGTAGGAGTTCACGCCCTGGCCGCCGCCGATATTGATCCCTGTAGACGCTAGGAACGTGCCACTCACACTAGCCGACACTATCGCATTATCCACCGCGCAGGTGGCGGAATTTGACGCTTGCTGAGCAACCATCAGGATGCTTGCGCTGTCCTTCACCGACAGCGGACAGGCAAACGCGCCGCCCGAACCGGTTTCGTTGATATAGTCTGGATTATTATTAGAGAGCGTCTTTTGTGTGTCGTAGACAATTTTTCCGGTTGATGGAAATTCATACAGGCCAGCACCCGAACCCTGATCGTCGGCACCGTGCCGCATCACCATGATCACCGTGTAGCTGGTCGAGTTCGACACGCCAGGGATGTAGATCAGCTTGTTGAGGGTCAGCTGATTGACAATCTGCTGCGGCACCGAATTCAGAATGACGCCACGGAGGCCGCCCACATCGTTTTCGGTGTCCCAAACCGGCGCCTGAAGGTATGACCCGGCGCTTAGAACCAGCGCGGTTTCACAGCCAGCGGTCCCGCACGTTACCGAGGTTTGGGTTTGCGCAGTGGACACGCTGCCGTTGCCGACGCCCGGCACCGCATATTCGCCCATCTTGTCGAAGGTGCTTGTGGCACCGCCCGCAATCGAAGTGGGCGTCAGTGTACCGCCGCTGGACACCCTGACGTTTAGCTCGGCGCCCCACACGCTTGTGCCGTTCGTGCCGGTGATGGTCCCCAGCTCAACCGTGTCGTTATTTTTCTGCGTGCCGGTGATCGACGAAGTGCCGATGGCATAGAGCAAACCGTACGTGGGCTCGGAATTTAACCCGCTGCCACTCTGCTCATACAGCGTGTCCACATAGACCTGAGTGGGGCAGTAGCCGCCGCTCGGCAAATCGGGATAGGCCTGGCACTGGATTGGCGTGTTTTGCGTCGCGGCGTCCAGCGCCGCGTAGTCCGCCGTATATGGCGGCCCGGAGAGCAACGAGATAGTCCCGCCGTTGAACACCGTGAAGGTCTGCGCGCCGGCCGCCAGGGTGCCCGTGGTCGCTGCTGCCAAAGTGACGATACTCCCGCTGACGCTGGCGATGCTATCAGCCAGCGGTATCGACGGTCCCTGGATCGTCTGACCGGCAGAGAGCGTCGCCGCCACGGAGGCGTTGAAGGTCAGCGATGCCGATGCTGATCCCGCAGCCGATACCAGGGTGCCGACGAAGGTGCTGCCGCCATCGGTCCAGTGACCCATATTCGCGGCGGTTCGCGCCATGCGGAATGTGCCGTAGCCCAGGGCCGTGATGCCCTCGTTCTTGAGCACGTCCAGCACGAAGCCGGGGTTCGGGTGATAGGTGTGAACCGCTTGACCGGCGATGCAGCTATCGTCGGACGCCACCCGGAAAACACCATCAGTTCCGGTCCATGCCCAGTAGCCGCCGACCACGCAGGGGCCGGTGCTGGTGGGTAGGTTTTGACCATCATCTGTGGGCAGCGGCGCGCGCTGCTGATAATCGACGGGCGCCTGCGCGAGCGTGGTGCGGCCGGTCAAGGGGTTTACCGTCGGCTTGGTGGCTTCCGCCGCGATCGCTCTAGTTGTCTCCGTGGTCAGCCCGGCGCTGAGCGTGCCTATCGAGCCAGTGTTGCTTGTGACCGTAGTGCCGAGACTGCTGATCGAATTCGTGTTGCTGGTGACGCTGCCGCTCAGCGTGGTGAGCGAGCTGGCGGCGCTGGCCGCAGCGGTGGCATTGGCGCTCTCGGCCGCCTCGGCGCGCGTCGTCTCAGAAGCAAGCCCGGCTGTGAGCGTGCCGATGGATGCGGTATGACCAATGACTGTGCTGCCGAGGGTGGTGACGGACGCGGCTGCGGATGCCGCTGCTGTGGACGCTGCTGCGACAGACCCCGACGCTGAATTTGCTGTGCTCAGCGCGGAGGTGGCAGTCGCCGACGCAGAACCGGCCGAGCTGGCGGCATTGGCGGCTGCGGTGGCGCTGGCCGCCTCGGCGGCTTCGGCGCGGGTGGTTTCGGAGGCGAGGCCCGCGCTCAACATGCTCAGCGATGCACCGTTGCTGGTGAGGCCGGCGCTGAGCGTGGCGAGCGTTCCGCTGAAGCCGGTCACCTCGTTGAGCAGCGTGGTGAACGAGCTGGAGAGCGATGTGATCGTGCTGCCATAGCCGAGGACGGTTGCGGCAAGGGACGAGATCGAGCCGGCCGCGGAGTTGGCAGCCGACAATGCGTTTGCGGCGGCCGTAGAGGCTGCATTTTCGGCGGCGATCGCCGCTGCGGCGTCGCGCGCGCAGCCGGCGTGCGTGCAGACGTAGAGAGGCGTGCCAGCCCACGCCTGCGAGCTGATCAGTATCGCCGATCCGGCGAGGAGCGAGCGGCGCATCAGTTGGCCCTCCCGAAGAACGCCGAGCCTGTCGGGCCCATCACCTCGATCTGGCCGGTGAACCACCACATCTCGGTGCTCGTATCGCCGCCCGGCTTGACGCCGTCAGGGCTGGCCGCGAGCGGCAGATAGGATGGTGTGCCGCCGGCCCCGTCGCTGAAGGCCACCCACAGCGGCGCCATCGACAGGTTGACCACCTTATACTGGCCCGGGTTGAGCACTGTGTATTGCCCCAGCACAGGTGTGCCGCTGGGCGGCGCAACCGAGGCGGCGCCGATATCGAGGCCGGGCGAGCCGTAGGTCAGCGTGCCGCCGTTGCTGAATTTGATCAGGCCACCGGCCATGTCTATCGCCCTCCGAAAAGCCCGCAGGCCAAGCACGTGAGAAAGATGTTCGCGTCCGTCTGGTAGGTCAGGTCAGCCACCGGCGCCTGCTGCACTTCGCCGTCCGGCTCGCTGATCCAGATGCCGCCAGGCGGTATGCCAGCCGACTGAGGCGGCGGCTGCAGCGGTGCGGCCAGGCTGTTCAGCGCGTCGGCGGTCAGCGTGTAGAGCTGCCCATTGCGGACGATGCAGATCTGATCGGTCGGCTCGACGGTCGAGACCGTGGGCGCGTTCGCCAGAGACGCTTGCTGACCAGACTGGCCAAAGCCGAGCTGCGTAATGGGGCCGAGGCCTGCCTGGGCGATGACGACGATCATGGCGTCGTCGTCGCAGCGACATGGATCGGGAAGCGGTCGCTGTAGATGACATTCCCGTTCAGCGTGAATTGAAGGTCGCAGAACAGCAGCCCGATCGGCCAGCTCGCCGTCGCGGCGCTCGATGCCAACAGGCTGAACTGGCCGGCGCCCGGGTTGGTTATGGACGCGGCGAAACCCGTCTGCTCGTTGCCATAAACATCGGCTAGCACTGCGGCGATCTGGACGGCGGTAAGGTCGACGATCGTGCCGTCATCATATTGCGCGGTGCAGTTCAGCAGCAGCGTGCCGCCGGCTGCTATATTGACGCCGACACTCACGGGATCGTCTCGCCGCCAGTCGGCAGCGCGGTGGCTACGCCGTTCGCATAGAGGCTGATTTTTGTCATCCAGTCCGCGATGGCGCTCGCGAAAGCCTGAAACTCGGCCGTGGTGGAAAAAATGTGCAGAGCACCAGCGACGTCCGGCCATGACAGCGCGGACTGGCCAGCGGGAAATCTGTTGTTGATCGCGATGTAGGTCGCGACGGCGTTGATCTGCGATGTCGATGCAGGGTCGATTGCGTATGTGCCGCTTATCGCAGGCGTCGAGGTGCTCACGATCTGGCAGCCGGCGGCGACGGCGGCGGCCACATTTGCGGCAATCTTTTGCGCTGCCGAAACCGCAGGCGCCGGCGCGGCGACAAGCGCGCCATTCTGCCAGATCAGCCTGCTCTGCTGAGTCACCCATTCTGAGTGTTGCGCATCGGTCAGTTCAACCGCCGCGGCAGGTATTGTGTTGATACTGTCGTCGAGGAAGCCGGTGAGAACACCTGCGGAAGTGACCGTTGCATATTTCACGGCTATCAGTATCCCAGAGCGATATAGTTATAGCCGGCGCCGGTGGCAGGATATATCGGCACACCATTGCGCTGGATGATCGCACAGCTGATTAAAAAGCCGGAAAGCGTCAGGGGCGGGGCAGCGTAGCTGGCTCCGTAAATGTCAGGCTCCGGACCAGGTCCCCACCCGGACGCGTTTTTCTCCCCCGCGATCACACAATACAAGCCGTGCGGAAATGTCGTTGGGAAAGCGACGTAATCTAGGTAACCCGTCACCGTCACGCCCTGTCCCCATTGCAGGATCAGTCCGCCCGAGAGGCTCTTCCAGCCATTGATGAGCAAACTGCCCTGGAAATCCGCCGCGATGGCAGCCGCGGCAGCACCTTGAGAAATGCTTGTCACCGCCGACAGCACCTGATTGAACACGGAGATATTCGGTGCGATGTCCGCTGCACTGAGCAAGGACATCAGCTCTTCCTGCACCGCGTTCATGAACGCAGCAGGAACCAGCGTGCCTTCCTGGCCTGACGCTAAATTCTCATCGACGAAGCCCTGCGCGCCATCCGCCAGCGCGATCGTGGGGCTGCCGCCTGCCGGGCCTATTCGGTCCACTATTGTATCTCCGATCCAGCGTAGTTAAACGAAACCACTGTGTGCGCCGGCGCCGCGTGGCTGATCGGGCAGACCGCCTGCGACTGGCTGAAACCGCCGAGCCGCTCGGCGGCGCGGCTACGGCCGGTGCGGAACGCGGTGACGATCGTCGCCGCGACAGTGACGCGCCAGTTGAACTGATTTCCCGCAGCGGAGAGGCGCGAAACCCCGGTGCGCATCATGCCGGCGCGGCACCAGGTGCCCTCCTGGATGCTCGCCGCCTCACCAGCCGACGCAGCAAGGCTCAGGAAATACGGTATCGATTGGCCGCCGCGCCCGGTGAGCCGCTGATAGACCAGCGTCTGAAGCTGCGACTGCGTTGTGGCGAGCAGATCGCGCCCGCATTGATCGGGGCCCAGCATGCGCTGCCAGGCCGGCAGCAGTGTGGTGGCCTGCCGCGGATCGACCTGCGGCAGCATGGCTTCCATCGAGGCCTCTATGGCGCTCCATGCCGTCGCCATGGGAAGCAGCAGGCCTCCCCAGACGCTGTCCGGATCGGATGGCAGCGCCCAACCACTGGGCTGCAACTGGAAGGCGCCGGCGAGCACCTGGGCTGGCGAGCGGCTCATTGGAACGTTACCGTGCCAAGCGTCAGCAGTTGCGATGGCAGACAGGTTACGTCGGCGGCCGGCGCGGTGCGTTCGTGACTATATTCGCCATCGCTGTTCGACACTGCATTGTCGAGACGGCTGACATAGAGGGTTCCCCCGATTTTCTGTCCCTGCGCGAAAAAAAGCTGCAGCGCGGCCGTGGCTGCCTGCTGGGTCAGCGCCGTATTCGGGTTGAGGGATAAGGTGACAGGCACGGGCACCAGTGTGGCCGCGGAGACCACGGCGCGGGCCGTGACGGGCCGCACTCCGCCCGGCGTGCCGTAACTGCCTATGTAAGCCTGCACGGCGGCCACGAGCTGCGGGCTGGCGACGGCAGGGCCGGCCGCGGCGATGTAGATGCCGACGCTGCCGGCGCCGATCGCGCCGCCCACCACATTCACCAGCGCGGCGCCGGCATCGGCCGCCCATGTTGCATAGTCGGCCTGAGAGCCGCCGTTCGGCGGCTGCCGGATTTGCGCGAGAATACGCCCGCGCCAGGCGCTGGTGGTTTCCAGATCGGTCCCGTTCGCCGCACCGTTGCTGTCCAGCACAGCGCTTTGCGGCGCCAGACCGGCGATCGGGCTGACCAGGTTGAGCGTGGCGCCGGCGGCGAGATTGTAGGCGCTGCCGCCAAGCACGGAGACGATGGGAATGCTGACCGTGCCGCCGGCGCTGACCGTGCCGGACGCCGTGGTCATATACAGCCAGCCGGCCGCCGAAGTCAGCGTGGCGCCGGACGGAATGTTCGTCGGGCCCGCACTGGCGGCAGCGGTGAATACCGCATTGCCGGTAGCGGCCGTGGGTTGCAGCTGCGGCACATTCCAGATGTTCGCGTGCCGATACAGCCACTGCACAGCCGTGTCGACCATCAGTTCCTGCGCCAGATTGGCCTGGTAGAGGTAGAGATCGTAGCCGGTGAGGGCGACGATCCGGCCGTTCGTGGAGGCCACCGAATTTGCGCTACGCGCGTCGATCCCCGGAAACGTCGCTTCATAGACGGCAGCGGCTTGGCCAAACAGCGTGTCCGGCGTCGGGATTGGCCAGGTCGCGTTCGATAGGGAGGTCGCGCCACTCATGTGCCGATGACCTGCGGCACAACCAGCGTCTGCTTGCCGACCTGAATACGATGCGCCAGGGTGTTCCGGCTGTAACGCTCGACAGTCAGCGTGATGGCCACGCCGAGCCGTCCGGTCAAGGCAGAAAGCGCCTCCGCATCGATCGACTGGGCACGGCGGCGAATGCTCTCATCGAGCTTGCTGCGGGCCAGCGTCCATTGACGCGATCCGGTCAGTTCGCCGCGCGGATCGAGTGCATCGCCCGGCCAGCCGCGCTTCAAATTCATCAGCGGCGCACTCTGCGGCAACGTCACATACGGCTGCGGCAGCTCGTCATCGGGGTGGGCGCGTCGGTCGCAGCCGAGGCTCATCAAAACCGGCGTCTGGAACGTCGTGTCGAGCGCAAAATCGACGCCGTTGAATACGACGTCGCAACGCCGGTTCTGCGCATCGTAGGCAAGGGCAATGTCAAGCGGCACGGGCGTGAGCATCGCGTGCGCGCGAGCGCGGAATAATGCCCGCAGCCGCAGGCGTCAGCAGTCTCTCAACGCCCATTGACCGTGCCTGCGGCATTGACGTTGCCGCCGACATCCACGTCGCCGGAGACATGCAGTGTGCCGCTGATGCTCACGGCGCCGGTGATGGTGACGGTGCCGGCGAGTGTAATGCCGCCCGAGGCTGTCACCGTGCATTGCGGCGCGGTGATGATCACCTGGTTCGCCGCCAGCACTTCGACAATGCCGCCGGCCTTCATGTGCACTCGCGTGCCGTCGGCGGCGTAGATCACGGTCTCGCCTGGCGCCAAGCCGCCCAGGCGCGCCGCCGGGCAGGATGGCGGCAGTGCGATCATGTCGGAAGGGTCGCCGCCGTTCGCAACGAATACGGTCACCGCACCCTGGCCTGGCGGACAGGAATTGAACCCGAACGGCTGGTGCACCTCGGCACCGCCGCGCACCACGCCGTCGTGACTTTGCGCATCGACTGTCTGCACCAGCCCGGTGTCGGCCACGGCGCTCACCAGCGCCCGCGTGGCGCCCGTGCGCTGGTTCATGACGTGCTCATGATCTGCCATCAGCGGCGTGCCTGGTGGCGCGGGCGTTTGCGCGCGGGTTCGTTGATACGCTCGTAGGCGGTTTTGCCAACGCAGCTCAGTTCGGTGCGCGCGCCCTGATCGTCGTAGAGATAGCTTACGCCATCGATCAGCATGTCGTCGTCGATGCCGGCATACGGGTCATAGACAGCAGTGAGCTGGTTCGGCCGCCACAGCGCATCAGCGTCGCCGGCGCGCCAGTCCTGCACGGTATAGCTGGCCTTGAGCGCCAGCCCACGGTCCACGCGCACATGCCATTCTGCCTGCGCCTGCACGGTGCTGCTGCCGCTTTGCGTCAGCACCATGCGCACGTCGGGTCGCCAGCGCGTGATGTCGCGATCCTGCGCATGGCCGGTCATGACGATGCCTGCCCGCTCCTGTTGGGCGGCGGAGACGCCCGGCATCGGTGCACCTGGCGCCGTCGTCACCGTCATGGCGGCGGGGCGGCCGGCGTGGTTGCCTGCCGCGCCGGCGCTCTGGCCTTTCACGTAAATGTCGGAAAATCGCTTCTCCCAATCGTCGGTAAACTCGGCCGCGGTAACATTGTCGCCTATCGTGAGCCCGGCCGGCGCGCGCGTGCTGCCGGCCGTTGTCAGCACCAGGTTGGCCACCCCATCGGACGTGGTCAGCACCGCCCGCTGCCTTGCCGCCTTGTCGATTGCCGCCAGGGCCTTGTCATGCGGGCTCAGCGACAGGATCGGGAACGCTGCTCCCACGTCGGTCTGCGCCTGCACGCCGACGCCGAATGGCTTGCAGATTTTCGTGGCGAAGGCCGTCAGAGTGATGGTGCGGTATTCCGCCGGGCCATTCGGCGCCGCCGCGCATTCCACCAGGTCGCCGCAGATGTCGCGGCCGGTGACCGATGCGGTGATGGCGGCCGGGGACTGGCGGCCGGTAAAGCGCCCGATCCAACCGACGAGGACGGTTTCGTCATCGATGGCGACGGTGCATTTGAGACCGGGCTGAAGCGCCTGGAAATACGGCGCCGGGCTGATCAGCGTGCTCAGCGTTTCCGCCAGCCGCCCTTCGTCCACGTACTCGAGTTCGAAGCTGCCGGAAATTTCGTGCAGCGACCGGCTGATCTTGACGCGAGTCCATTTGTCGAAAATCTGCCCGGCCACGGTCAGCGTGATGCGCCGCGTGAAATCGCTCACGCCACCAGCGCCTCGATGGTGCCTGGCCCGATCGCAGCCGGGTTGACCACATTGTTGCGCGCGATGAGGTCGGCATAGGTGGCGGCGAGTTGCGCCGGCGTGTCGCCCACCAGCGCCTGCGCCACCAGCCACACCGGCATGGTGGCGGCGAGCGTGAAGCTCTGGACGACGGGCAGCCGGCCGATTTGCGCGTTGATGTCGGCCGCCACGGCGGCGCGCAGCCTCTGGGTGGAACGCCATACCGTGCCGGCCGCCGCCGGCAGCGACGGTGCGAGCGAAACGGCGAGCGTCGCCACCGCATCAATGCCGGCGAGCAGCGACGCCAGCGAGGCCTGCGCGTCCTGCTGACTGGTATAGACGATGTCGCTGGCGGCATCGACGGCGCCGGCGGCGGCATAAGCGGCTGCGGCGAGCGACACGGCAACGGCGGGCGCTGCAGCGCCACTGGCCCCGCCGGTGAGAGCCACGATCTGGGTGACGGCGCTCAGGAGCATCGCCGTGGTCTGCCGCGGGTCCTGTGTGGCTGTCGGCGGCGCCGCATCCCCGGGGCCGATGGCAGCCGGCAGCAGCGTAACGCTGGTGCCGACGATATCGGCCACCGGCGCCGCCAGCAGGGCTGCGACGGCCGCGGGGGTTGCGATCGCATCCGCGCCCACCAGGGCGGCGCTCCCGAGCAGCGCCACGTCGGCGGCGACCGCGCTGGCGACGGCGCCAACGGCCGCCGCAACCGTGGTAAAAATCCCGGCGACCTGGCCGCAGACGGTTTCCACCACGCTGATCGCCGCCAGCGTCAGCGCGGCCGGCGCGAGAACGGCGGCGATCAGGCTGCCGGCCTGGGTTTGCAGATCTTCGATATCGTCGTTCACGGCAGAGAGCGTGTCGGCCGCCGGCGGATCGTCCGGCGTGAACAGCTCTATGCTCATTTCGATGCGCGCCAGCCGCAGCGTCGTCTGATCGAACGAGACCGTTCCCGGCTCTTTGAGAATGACGGTCAGCTCGCCGAGCCACGGATGCAGCAGCTGCGCCGAGCCGGGCGCGCGCATCGCCGCCCGCATGTCCTGTGCCTGGCTGACAAAATCATCGCCTACGAGCACGCCGGTAATGCTGATTGGCCCATCGAACGCGCCCAAATCCTCATAGACGCGATCGTCGCGGCCGGGGAACAGGAATGCCTGTACCCGCCGTCCGACGGTCAACCGGCTGTCGATCATCCAGAACGGGATGCCGCGGAACGAAGCGGGGATCAGGCTCTCAAAGATGTCCTCGGTACCGATCATGGGCGGGCCAGCGTGGCGCCGCGCGCCGGCGCCTGCACGTTGATGCCGGGCGTGGCCGAGGCGGCGGTGACACGCGTGCCGGGATCGGCCTGGATGCGAAGATTGACGGTGCCGGAAGCGCCAGGCGCACCGGCGGCGGCGGCGGCCAGCGGGCTGGGCGCACCAGGTGCTGCGCCGGAACCGGACTGTGACGCCTTGTCGGCCAGCCCCAGCAGACGCCCCAGGCGCGAGTTGTCGAAGGTGCTCGAGAGCCGCCCGACCAGCCCGTGCACACCGCTGACCAGGCCGCCCCAGCCGCTGGCGATGCCGGCGAGGATGCGGCTGGCGAGGCCACCCGACCACCCATCGACCCACGTGCCGAAGGTTTTGAACACCGTCTTTGCGAGGTCCCACTGCAGCGCAAACGCTCGCGCAAGACCGCTCCAGCCGGTCTCGACACCTCTGATCGCAGCCGTCGCCGATCCGCCCGACCAGCTATCGACCCAGGCCACGAACCGCGCCCCGCCCGCCTCGATGTCGCGCCAGAGGCCGCCGAAGAACTCGCCCAGATGTCCCCAGTGCTCGTAGATCGCGACGCCTGCGGCCACGATGGCGGCCGCCAGCACCGCAATGCCGATGATTACGCCGCTCGATAGACCCAGAAGGCCGGCCAGCACTTCCACCAGCATCGACACGGCAGTCCAAATGTATTTGAGCGGGCTCAAAACAAATCCGAGCACACTGCCGATCAGTTGGAAGCCGGCCACGAAAACCGGCACGATCGCGCCGATTAGCGTGATCGCCGCGCCGAGTGCAAGGAAGCCTGCCACGCCACTTAGCACATAGCCGGTTGTCTTCGGAAAATTCGTGTTGAGATAGGTCAGCTTTTCGTTAATCCAGCCCAGCGCCGTATTGACCAGGTCGAGCGTGGGCGCGAAGCCCTGGCCGAGAGTGAGCATGATTTGGTGGATATTTTCCGCCATCTTGTCGAGACCCGTCTGCGCGCCGCCGCTCGCGCTCGCCTCGTCCAGCCTCAGTTTCTCTGCATTGATGCCCCCAAGCGTCCTTTGCAAATCGCGAAACTCATCATTGTGCTGCACGAGCGCCAGCAGCGCATTGCGGGGTTGCTGATTGGTCACGATGCTGGAAATCGCCTGCGCCTGCGCGACGGGCGATTTTCCCGCCGTCAGTTTCATGATTTCGGCGAGATAGACATCGAGCGGGTTTTTGCCCTCTTTCTCGCCTTTGAGGAGCAGCGCGGGCATATCCAGCCCCAGCTTCTTGCGGCTCAAATTATCCTCGCGGTTGCTGGTGATGTAGGCGAGCAAATCATGCAGGTTCACGCCGGCCTGCGCCGGATCGCTGGCAGTCTTCGTGGATATCTCGAGCGCTGCCGCCAGTTCGTTGAGACTGCCGCGTCCCGTCATGCCGAGCGACGCCGATACGCCGGTGAGGCCCGGCAGCTCGCGCGCGAAATCCGCCATCTTGAAGCGGCCGGTCTGGCTCGCCGCGGCGATCGCTGCCAGGGCGCCACCCGCGTCCGCCTCGTTGCTCGGAATTTTAAGGTTGCCGACCAGGGCGCCCGTGACAGGCCCGAGCAATTCCGGCGGAATGCCGTAGGCTTTCGCCGCCGCCGAGTGCGCGCTGATGATACTGTCGATCTGCGCACGCGGCAGCCCCTGGCCAAGCAAGTCTTTATAGGCCTCGGCTACATTCGCGCCGCTTAGGCCGTGTTTCAAAGCATCGGTGTTGACCAGCTTGTTCAGCCGCTGGATTTCGGCATCGAGCGCCGGCCCGCTCAAATGCTCCATGATGCCGATACTGCGCAATTCCGTGTCGCGCTCGGCATATTGCTTGATCGGCTCATAGACCGCGAAGCCCTCTGCGGCTGCGCCAAACCCCTTGTTGATCAGATTCGATCCGGCCTCACCGAAATTATGCGCCTTGTTCTTGATGTCATTGATACCAGCGCCAGCCGCGCGGCCCATGGCGACGAAAGCGCGCCCGACTTCGCCGGCGACGGCACCCATGCGCGAGAGAACGCCCGTGGTTTCGCTCAGCTTCGCGCGCAGCCCGTCGACCATGCCGCCCGCGTTCTTCAGCGCATTCAAATTCACGCCGTTCGCCACGTCGCGCATCTTGTCCAGCGTCTCGGTCAGCTTTCGCAGGCCGCCGCCGAGCTGATCCTCCAGCTTGAGAACGAGGGAGGCGACGAGTTCGGCGGCCAAATCGGTGCTCCCTACATCTCGCTATGCGACCGGGCCTGGTCCAGAAACCGCGCGGCGGCATCTTCCCAGAACGCCACTTCCGGCGCCGTAAGCCCCACTAGGTCGGCCAGCGGCCAGTGGTAGAAATGCCCCAGACCGGCCAGCCTTACCGGCCAGTCGTCGGGCCACTCGACAAAAAATACGAAACGACCTCGGCCGCCGCGGTAATATCGGCCGCGTCCATGCGGTCGAACACATGGCGGAAAATATGCTGTTTAATGCCCGATGAGAGCGAGATGCTCACCATGGCGCTGTCGCCGCGCGATGCGTTGCCGAGCAACGTCATGTCGCGCCCGGTGAGCCGGCGCATCGTCAGCGTGTCGAACCGGTCTTCCTTCGCCGGCGCATTGCCCGGCGGCTTCCAGGTCAGCGTGACGGGATAGAGCAGCGGCAGCACAACGGTCCCGTCATCCTGCAGCATTGCACGCTTCGGCAGCGGACTGGCCGCAGCATCCTCGATCGTCACGGCGTCGGAAGCCTTCTCGGCGCCGGGCATTTCACCAATAACGATCACATCTTCCACGCCAAACTTCCTTTTTATGAAAACAAGCAAAAAGCTTTTATTTGCCTTTCGACGACTAGCTCAGCAGCTCAGTCGGCGCGCTGGCGTTCCACTTGATCTGCACCTTGCCGCCCTCTCCCGCGGTGAAATCCGGCCGGTTGGCGATGAAGGCGTCGCTCCACGCATAGGTCTGGCCCGTGTCGCACAGCACCTGCAGTTCGCCGGCGCCGGAAGAAAAGATCGACAGCAGACTGTCCCCGGCGCGCAGTCTGGTGGTGACGGTGATCTCGCTCATGTCGTATTCGGCCGAAAAATCCACCTGCTGGCCAACCACCAGCGGCTTCTGCATCAGGCCGCCGAGCTTGACCTTGCTTCCCTTCTCTACGTCGATCTTCTGTCCGTTCCAGATCACATCGACCAGGCCAAGAACCTGCGCCATCTACTTCCCCCTCTGACGACTGAAGCCTGACACCGGACGTCTGACCTAAGCTGCGAACAGCAGCTGCTCGGCATCGATCATCAGATTGCCGATCACCTGCACCTGGCGCTGCGAATTCAGCCGGTTCTTGTCGTTCGGATCGATACTGAAGACGCTGGCCGCGATCGTGGCCGCCTCGTTCTCGATCCAGCCGGCGCGCGCATAGAGCGTGCAGCGCGCCGCCCAGCTCGCCTGGATACGCTTGGGCGTGGCAACCGAGCTGTCATACTCGGCCGCCAGGCTGCCATCGGGTGCCAGCTTGGCCTGCGGCCAGTTCAGCAGCAGATAGTTTTTCCAGTCGTAGCGAATGCGCGTCATGACTTTCGGGGTCATGATGTCGCGCCAGGCACCATCCGGCACGCCGAGCGGGCTTGTGGTGTAGGATGTCACCAGGCGCTGGATAATCACCGTGCCATCGGGCGCGACCAACCAGGTGGCGATCCCTACTTCAAGCAGCGCGTTCTGTTCCGGCTCAAACATGCGGTCCGCCGGCGCCGGTGCGATGATGTTGGGCAGCGCAAGCCCGCGCAATTGACGCGCCGGGTCCGCCATCAGTGCGGCGGCCGCCACGCCGGCGAGCGCGGCGCTCCAGCGCCATGTCGGGTCCTGCGGGTTGGTCACACCCATCACGCTGATGAACGGGCAGTCCAGCCCGGCAATATCCGCGTCGAGCTGCCCTTGCGTGCCTTTCCAGGCCACATAGGCGTGGCTGTCCACGTTCTGCATGGCCGTGTAGCGGCTTGTGAGCGCCGTCTGCAGGGCGGCCAGCGACACGCTGTCGTTCAGGCCGATCAGGATGTCGGTATACCAGGTGGTCGCAATGGCGGTGAGGACGGCCGCTATGCTGGCGACGCCGGCGCCGACAGTGCCGGTGCCGATCGGCACGATCGCCATCGTCACGCCCGGCACGGACTGGTCGCCCTGCGCCGGATTGATCCGCAGGTCGAGTTCGTTGCCAGCAACGCCCGGGAATAGCGCGGTGATGGCGACCTGGCCGGCAGTGGCGTTCGTCGCCAGCGACACCGGCAGGTTCTGGGCGTTGTAGATGCTGGCCGCCGCAGCGACGAAGGCCGTCGCCATCTGCGCCGCCGTCATGCCCGTGGTCAGCACAACGGGAATGCGGAAGCCCGCCAGCCCGAATGCCTGCGTTCCATTGAAGTTGACCGTGCCGCCGAAGGTGACGCTGCCGGCGGCCGCGGTGCCGGTCGCCTCCAGCCCGACGGCGTCGATCGGGATGCCGGGGTTGCCCGCCAGAAAATAGGCGATCTGTTCCGACAGCGGGCTGCCCGCGCCGAACAACTGCACCGCCTGCGTCTTTTGGGTAATGCTGTAGATCGTGCCCGGCGTGGCGCCGCCGGACGTCAGCATCACGCCGATCGCCAGGGCCCGCGCCGGAAACGGCAGGATGCCGATGTTGCTGTAATTGACGCCGATCTCGATATAGACGCCCGGCACCAGCAGCGAGCCGGCGGGCGGTATTTGCGTGAAGTCGATGGTCGGCACGAAGCTGCCGCTCAGGCTGTCGCTCATTTCGAAGTCTCCGGCGCAGGTGCGGGCGCTTTACCGAAGTTGATCACAGCCGAAGGCGGCGGCGGATTGACCACGATCAGGTCCCCGCAATTGATCCGGCGCTGGATGTAGATCGACCATTCCACGCTCTCGCCAGTCGCCGGCGTGTTCGCCGGCGTCAGCCGACGGCCGTCATCGAGGCGCACGCGGCGCCCTTCGCCGGGCCGCACCATGATCCGTTCCGGCATCAGCTCGCTCCACTTGTGTCGATGGTTTGTGTCAGCAGCGGCGGCTGCTCGCCAAAATCCCAGGTGATGGCATCGATCAGATTGCCGACCGACGGCGACGGGATCAGTCCAGGCGGCAGCGTTTCTTCATAGAGAACGGAAAGATCGAGGCCGCATATGGCCGTATCCTCGTCGCCCCATTCATCGTTGTAGAGGTTACCCGCCGCCGTCACGCTCACGGTTCCGGTCGCCGTCCATGGCGTGCCGTCCGGATCGATCAGCCAGCCGTGCAGCATCAGGGTGGCCACGCGCTGCATGGCGAACAGGCCTGGCGCAAGTGCGTCACCCATCATGCGCGCCTGCGGGCCGGATGCGTTCTTTGTGATCAAAGCCACGGTCCAGTGCGCATGGGCGGTGAACACGCCGCCTTCGTCGCTCGTGGCCTGGCAGCCGTTCCAGCCGAGCGCGATCGCCGGGGTGCGGCGCAGATAGCGTTTGAACCAGGCGCGGTCCGCCTTCGCCGGCATCCAGGCGAAATCGAAATAGCTCAGCGGAAACGCCAGGGCGAGCCGCGCCTCGATCGCCTGGCCCATCCACATCAGCGGGCCTGGCGCCGACAAGGCATTGGTGACAGCACCGCTCATCCCGGACCGTAGAAGCTTTGGTCGGTTGTCGCGACAAAACCGCTCGGCGCCGGCGCCGGCGGGCTATTCACGTTCGTGCCGGTTGGGTCGCCGTCATCTGCGAACGTCGTAAAGCCGCGGTCGGACATGCTGGCGTAGCTTTCGTCGCCGGAAGGGATCGCGCCATCCAGCACGATCGTGCCGTCGCGAATGCTGGCCAGCCAGTCCATGACTTCCTTGCGCGCCAGCCGCATCTGCTCGGTCGGCTCGGTCTGTTCGCCGAACGCCAGGTCGTAGCGCGCGAGGAAGCAGGCGGCGCGGTTCAGTTCCGGCAGCACCTCGGTAACAGGAACGAGATAGCGCTTGCGCAGGAACGTATCGATGATGGCACTGGCATCGCCCAGCGCGCGCGTCACGCTGGCCTGGTTGATCGAGGTCAGCGGCTCGCCGTCCGGCGTGGTCAGCCGGATCAGCTCCTGCGCGCCGAAGCGCGCCACCATGTCCGTGACGGCGGCATACGCCATTGATCAGACCGCCCTGCGGGCTCTCGCCTTCACGGCCTCGGCGGCAGGCACGATCTCAGCGCCGGTCGGCAGGCCGCCATCGGGAACCTCGGCGCGGCCATCCAGCTTGGCCTCCAGATCGGCATCCGCGAAGCTGCCCAGCTGGAATTGCGTCATGGTATCCGCCGTCAGCAGGTCGCCGACCGCGAGCGAAATATGCCGATCCGCGATCAAGGCGCGAAGCTGCTCCTCGGTGAAGGCGGTGAGAGGGTGCGCGGCAAACTGCGGGTGCGCCACGCCGGCGACATTCAAGCCCGGCCGGGTGCAGAAAATCAAAAGCTTCATGACAAATCCTTCTGACAACTGAAGACGATCGATTACCCCAGCCAGGTGTATTCGATGGGCTTGAACATGTTGATCACGTCGTTCTCCACCAGCGTCGTCGGCGTGGAGGGATCGTTCGCGATCAGCGTGTTCTTGTAGTAGGCCATGGCGCGCGGAAAGAGAGCGCTGGGCACGATCAGCGTGTCCGGTCGGATGCCCATGGGCGTTCCGTCCGGCCGGCGGATTTCCGCCATGGCCGTGCGCGCGGCGATCAGGTTCGCCGGGTTCAGCACCAGCGTGCTGTAATAGGCGAGCTGCCACAGGCCGAAGCCGGCGTTGGAACGGCCGCGCACGCCCCACAGGAATTCGTCATTGTCGAATACCGAAGGATCGTCCGGATTGAACCGCGTGGTCAGCTCGAACGGCACGCGGTTCTGGTAAATGAACGGCCGCAGCGATTTGCTGCGATCCACCAGATACCAGCCCGGATAGGCGCCGGTGCCGGACGTGTTGGAAACCGTCGTCGCGCCACCCGTCAGCGTGTAGCCGGGATGGCCGTTGCTGAAAAAATACTGCCCGTCGTAACCCAGCATCGTCGTGCCGCTCATCATGAGCTGCGCGATCAGCTTGTCCGGCAGCGCCGCCGCGTCCGAACCCATCTGCGAGGCGACGGGCGCGAACATGCCATACCGGTCGTCCTCCACGTCGGTACGCGGAATGGCGATGGTCTCTTCGAACTTGCGGTTCTTGATGGAGAAACTCTCCATCGTGAGGTTGTGCACCGCGCGGGCGCCGATCCACTCGCGGACGCCGGGCAGCATGTCCAGGCGCGGATAGACTTCGGTGTCGCCGGTACTGCTCGCGTCGTAGCAGAATTCCTTGTAGAGACTTTGCTCCGCCCAGAACTGCGTGTTGTAGGCGAGCTGCAAGCCGTTGTTGATCGAGCCCAGCAGGGCTGCGGTGATAAGCGCCATGACTAGGACCCCAAGAGTTTGACGTAAGTCAGGCCGGTCGCGGTATCGAGCCCGACGAGCGTGCCGATCAGCAGGTTCGATCCCGCGGTCAGCGTCAGCGTGCTGTCGTCGGTGGCGTAGACATTGGCGTTCAGATACGTGCCGATGTTCGCCGCGGTCACCGTGGGAACGACGATGCCGTAGGTTCCCTTGCTCGGGATGACGAACTGCTGCACCACCGGCTGGCCGACTGTGCCGCTCGCCCGGTCGGCCAGGCCAGCGAACACCACGCTGCCCGCCGTCTGGATTGGCTGTACCGTGCCGCCCACCGTCATGCCCAGCAGCGCGTGGCGATAGATCACCACACCGGCGCTCGGCGCGTAGCCGAATTCGCCTTCCGACTTCGCGCCGCCGTGGCGCGTGTAGTTCGCGTCAGCGCTTAGCGCCATGTCACGCGGCTCCCTTCTTGGCGGCCATCTTTTTCTTGTTCTCGGCGAACTTCTTCGGGTCCTGGCCCATCTTCTTGCAGACCGCCATTTCCTCTGAGGTCAGCTCGTCGCCATCGCCCACGTCGTGCTTTTGCGGTGGCATGCCGCCGGCGTGGATGGAGACCAGGGCGTTGATCTCCTTCTCCACGTTCACGGCGTCCGCCATGTGCCGCGCCACGTAATGGTCGCGCAGCGCGCTGATCGGTTTGCCCGCGGCGATCGCGCTGTCGATAAACGAAACCGCTGCTGCGCGCTGCGTGTTTGCCCGCAGCGTGTTCAGCTCGGTCTCCATCGCCACCAGGCGGGTTACCATGGTTTGCACCTCGCCGGCCGCCGCCTGCTGGCTCTGCCGCACCGTCGCCAGCTCGGCCGAGGCGGCGTGCCCAGCGGTGATCGCCGCCAGCAACGCCGCTTCGTCAGCGTCGGCCGGCAGTTTGAGGGCGGCGCGGATTGTCGCGAGGTCCAAGTGCGTCTCCTGATTTTGCTGATGCAGCGCATGCAGATCGAGGTTCGGGGTGTTGGTCAGGGCGGCGCGCAGGAGTTTCTGCACGTGGCCGGTTTTCTTGTCGGCGGTGAACACCGGGCTGATGCCGCGGTAGGCCCGCTCGCTCATGAGTTGACGGCCGGTCTCGTTCCACTCGACCCGGCCCCAGATGCCGTCCTCGCGCGCCTGCAGCTCCATGATCCAGCCGCGCGCCGGGCTCGGCGCACCGGCGAGTGCCGCGGTGTCGGTGGAATGGTTTTCGTCCAGCGGCAGGTGGCCGTCCGCCATGCTCGCGCGGATCAGCGCGGCGGCGTCGGGAACCGAATAGGGGCCGCGGCCGTCCACGCCCTTGAACGTGCCGGCGGGGATCAGATGCACCCAGTCGGGCACCTGGCCAGGCGCCGCGACCGGCTGGTCCTGGTAATGGGGGGTTGTGATCAACATCGGCGCGCAGCATGATGGCGCGGGCGCCGCGGAATAATGCCTGCGGATGCGGGCAGCGGCCTTCGGTCGTCAGGTCATCAGAGTAGCCCGCGATCCGGCTGTGGGACAGCGCCAAAAAGGGGAGGTCCGCCCCGCGCCGGAGCAGACCTCCAAAGTGGCACCGCCAGCGGGTTTTTACTCTGCTGCGCTACAGACCCCCTCGCCAGCCGATTTCGCGCCCTGGCGAGACCCCTCCACAAGCTCTCGGGGGTCATTTTTGGCCTCACAAGCAGTTTGCCGCTGAGGCCGGTCTAGAGGCTCGGATGACCTGGGGTAGCGGCCCAGTTTAGAGGGCCTATTAGCCCCATTATTAGAGCTATTACGGGGGGTGTTTTTTCTATTAGGCCGGAAAACGCCCCCCTGGACCACCCCTTCAGTTTTCCCCGATTTCACCCGCCTCGTTTTCGGCGCCATTTTCCGTGCCCTCGACGACGGCAGCGGCCTCATCGTCGGCCTGGTCTTCAGCGCCGTCGAAGGCCATTTCCCGCTGCTTCAGGCCGAGCCGGCGGCGCCGGTTGACCTCCGCCTTGATCGCCGTCTCGGAGAACCCGTCGAGCATCGCCATGCGCCTGATGCGCGCATATTCGGCGCTCGCCAGGCTTTGCAGATGCCGCCCGCGCTCCCAGGCTTCGGCGTGAGCGGAAAGCCGTGGATCGGAAGGCAGCATGTATCGGCCGGCCAGGATGCCGCTGAGCTTGGCAGCCGCCTCCTCGGCGCCGTCCAGCCCCTCGATCAGTTCCAGCGCGTAGCTCAGCGCCAGCTTGGCATCGAGCGACAGGTCGGCCATGCCGTCGCGCGTCTGCGTCAGCATCATGCCACGTCGCAGCACGCGACCTTCGAGCAAGTCGGTCAGCCACTTTCGAAAACGCGCACCGATCGGCGAGTTCACGAGCATTGCCAGGAGGCGAGCGCCCCGCAAACTAAACACCCGCATGTTTTGAACACCACGGGTCTCCGTTGGGAGAGACACAAGCCGGGTTTCCTCGGCCGTGAATTCATTCTCGTGCCGCGCGAGCAGGTTCACCAATCCGGATTGCGATTTGAAGCCCAACGGTATCACTAAACGGGTAGTCGTCACCCAGGGTTCGCCGTCGATCATGACGGCCATAAGATCGTAATTTTCGAAGCTGAGGATTGCCCCAGCCGGTTTGGTATAGGCGTTCATCTTTTCCCAGACCTTTGCATGTTGATGAGGTTTGCGGACCGCGACTCAGACTCGGCTGGCCAGCAGCCGAGTCGCGCAAGCGCCGCGCCTGTGAATGTCATGTGTAACCTGGGGTCGCTTTCGCTTTCCCCTGCGGAGTCAAGCAGCTGTCTTCTTCAGCCTTAGCTGGAAGTCGAAGCTCAGCCCTTCCGCCTGCTGCATCGCTTTCGCCATGGCGGTAAAAGTCTCGACCAGCGCGGCGGCCGCGGCGGGCGTCAGCTCGAAGCCCTCCTGCTTCGGGCAGTCGCGCAGCAGGGTTTGCAGCAAGTCCAGGTGGCCCGCGACCTTGCGCGGGGTGTCCTCGGGTTTTTCGGGATCAAAATCGAAGTTCATTGCTTGCTCGCTTTTCTAGGGCGATTGGCTCGGCGCAACACGCGCCGAGCCGGGAGCTAGAAAACCGCAAGCTTACGGCACCACAGCCTTTAGGCTTCCGCCCTGGACATGCGCTGTGGTCTCCCGGCTGCCCGGCGGGCAAACCTCTTTTAGTCTTCGGTCAACGTAGTGCTTGCGGATTTTCTAGGTCCGTAATGCGACCCTAAGAGCGCTCTGAGCGCCGCGTCAAGCGCCTCTGAGCAGCTCCTGCATGGTGAAGGCATACTGGTCCATGATCATCTGCTTGTCGGCCTCGCCGATGCCCAGATACGGCCGCGCCGGGATTGTCACCCGCCGCGCGTGCACCACGCGCTTGCCCAGCTTGAACACCAGGCTGCGGCCATGCACCGGCCGGATCACGCCGCCGAACTGGTGGATGGCCGCGTAAATTTTGTTGCTGCCGATCGCCACCTGGCGCGGCCCCTGCACCTGGAACGTCACGCTGCCCATCAGGCCGCCGCGCATCGCCTTCTCGCGCAAAATGCCCGGCCCGCGCTTGAACGCGGCATAGGCCGGGTTCAGCCCTTTCCACGCCGCCCCCGCCGGGTCGGTCGCGGTGACGAACCGTTCCTGCGTCGTCTTCACCAGGCCGACGCCGACGCGCTTCAGCAGCGGCCGGAAATCGCCCGTCAGTTTTTCCACCCGCTGGAACGCCGCGCGGATCATCCCGTCATCGAGCGTCGCCTCGATCCGTGCACCTGTCATGCCGCACGCTCCCGCTGGTTATAGCTCTCGCAGGCCGCATTGAGCACGTCGCAGTTCGGCCGCCCGGGGCCTTCGCAGAGCGTTTCCCCGGTCAACGTCACATAGAGCCGCCAGCCGCCTCTGATGTGTTCCAGCAGCGTCAATTCCGTGACCGGCCTGCCGTCCGCGTAAGTCACGCTCATGGATCAATCTCCTTCATCGGATCGGATTTCACCGGGCTGTCAAGCCAGGCTTTGCCGGGCGAGTAATCGAAGCCGGGGTCGATGCCATCTGGTACATCATGGATCGCGCCCGTCGCCTTATCCACCCATTTCGTCATGCGCACCTCGGGCGCCTGGTCCGGCCCGCTGCGGCCCATCCGCCGCATGTCGGCGTGGCTCACCGGCACCACGTAGCAGCTGCACCGCCAGCCGTTCGGCGGGTAGTGCGTGCTCCAGAACGGATCGTCGCATTTGAGCACCGTGCCGTTCCACGCCAAATGCTGCGGCCGAGGCCGCCGGCTGTCGCCATGCCGGTATTCCCAGTAGGGGAAGGCCGCGGTCACGTCCGGGTCCGACATTTGCGCGTAGCGGCCGGCGGAATAGGCGCCGGCCAGGTTGGTCTCGTAAATCACCTGGCTGCGCCAGCCCGGCGTGCCGTGATAGACCCAGCCGTGTCTCTTCACGATCGCATCGAAGTCTTTGCGGAACTCCTCCAGCGTGGTGCCCTGGCTGATCGCCTTGTCCACCGCCTCGCGGAAATCCTCCACCAGCGCATCAGTGGCGGCGCCGGCGACCATGAAGGCGCGCGAATGCGCCTCCCGCCACACATCCGTCCAGCGCTCGGTTTTCACGTTGGCTTTCTGCCGGAAGAACGCGATCGCCTCCTCGAACGGCAGGTCGATCGCCTCCGCGTCCGTGGTCACCGCCTATGCAGCTCGGCCACCACGCTGGCCTGGCCGACCATTTGCGCCAGCGCCATGCCGCGGGCCATCGCCTCGGCATACTCCTTCTGCGGCAGCCGCAGGCGGTGCAGCCGGTGCGCCAAATCCTGCATGTCCGATGCCGCCTCGAACTGGGCGCGCACCGCGTCCGTCAGCCCGCCTAGCGCGCCGGCGGCGTCGCGCGCCAGGCGCTCGCTCATCGCCTCGATCAGCGCGTCCGGCACCGCGCTGTGGCGCAGGATCAACGCGCTCAGCGGCCCGAACAGCGCGCTCTGCGCTTCCGGCGGCGTCACCGCCAGGCTCGGAATGTCGGGCTTGACCGCCGGCGCCGGCGGCAGGCCGCCGACGATCTCGTCGCCATCCTCAGGCGGTGTGAGATCGAGCCGGTCATAGAGTTCCGACGCCTTAACCTTGAGGCCCAGGCCGCCGAGGTCGGCCACCGCCGCGATTAGGTCTTTGAGCGGCGCCTTTTCTTCTTGGCCGATGACGACGCGCGGATATTTGGGCTGCGGGCCGAAGGTGAAGGCGATCATCGGCTGCACCAGGCGGCGCGTAATGCTCACCCCCACCAGGCGCGCGTCGAACCGCTCCACATCCTGCTCGGCCGCGCGGTGCTCCTGCCCCACCGCATGGCCGCCGTGGATGGCGTCCGTACCGGCCGTGCCGCCCAGCACGAGCTTGCTCACCGTCCGGTCAAGCCAGTCCGCACGCTTTTCGAACAGTTGCGCGCCGGCGGCGCGGTCGCCGTCCTTTACGAACTCGATTTCCATGCTCTTCGGAATGATGCCGGCGACATTGCCGGCGATGCTGCTGACCGCCTTCAGCAGCACCGATTTATCCTGCCGGCTGGCGTCCGGCCCGTAGCGGCCGACGCGGATCGGCATGCCGTACGCCTGGCAGAACAGCGCCCAGTCCTTGAGGTTGAAGGCGTGATACATCCAGAGGAACGCCACGCTGCGCGTCAGCCCGCCGCGCACCGCCTGGCCGCTCTTGCTCTTGTGTTGATGCAGGAGGAATTTGTGCGGCGCCAGCTCGGCAAATCCGCCGCCCTCCCGCAGCCAGATCGTCTCGCCGTCTTCCCAGCTCACCTCGAAGAAGCGCTGCGGCCGATACAGCAGCTCCGCCGGCCTCACGCTGCCCGGCTTGCTCTCCCAGATGATTTCGTGAATGGACCAGCCTTTGCCGATGCCATCGGCAACGTCGTAGATCGCACCGGCGAGCATGTCGTCGTCGATCCATTCCTGCACGAACTCGGCATGGCGCTTCGCCTCGCTGCTATCGTCGGCTGCTTCCACCTTGATCGGCAGCTGCGAAAGCTGGCGTTTGCGCTTGGCCAGCACTGCCCCATAATGCGCGTAAAGTTCCTCGATCTCCTCGGCGAGGATCATCCATTGCAGCGTATTGCCCATGTCGGCCGCGCGGATGATGCCGCCCATCTGCGTCGGATCGATCCCGAACGCCAGGTGCCCCGGAAACGGAGGCCGTCCGGCGATCGCCAGCGTCGGCGATATGTCGCGCTCCAGCAGAGCGCGCTCATAGGGCTCGCCGTCCGGGCCAAGGATGCTGCTTTTCACGGTTGCCATTTCAAGCCTTTGCGGTTCGCGCCTTTTCAGCAACCACCATGTGCTCAGGCAGCGCCCGGCCGCGCGTGTCATCCTTCTCGACATCGGACCATCGCCGATTTTCGCGCATGATCACGCGGTCGAGCCGCTCATTATCCCTGCGTCGAAACTCTGCCTGCTCAGGCCGAAGCAGGCAGCCGCCAAAACAATTCTCCGGGTTGAATTCTACGCCAGTGATGCCCTGGATTGTGACGACCAGGTCGCGCACGGTGAGAAGCGTGCGCAGATGGATAAAGCGGTGATACCGGCCCGCGGCATCGCTGCGCAGCCAGCAAAACCAACCCTCGTAGTTGCCCGGGCCGCGATACGAGCCAAAAGTCACCTCAATTCCTAGGTCTTCATAGCAGGTCATGCCGCCGCCATCGGAGACGACGTCGCCGAGCCAAAGCAGCCAGTGCTTGCTCGTCTGCCGATCGAACTGGTGCCATTTGAAGCCGTTCGCCTTCAGCCAGGCTTCGCTGAGAAGTTCGTCACTCATGAGGTTGCTTTGGCTCTATGGCATCTTGCCTATCGCCTACAAACTCGAAGTTCTCCTGGAATTTCTTGGCGTCGCGATCGAAAATCCTGCCCTCCGGATCAATATAGACCATGCTCGGCCGTTGCCGTTCTACGCTGAAGCTGCGGAACAGAAGGCGGTAAGTTACACCGGTTCGCTTATGTCGATAGATCAAAGCGCTTCCTCCGTCGCCGCCGCGCCGATCCGGCAGGCCGTGCGCACGAGCCGGTATTTCGGGTGTTCCTGCAGCCAGGCGACGGCACGCTGCTGTGCGCCGATGCCCGCGCAGTCCCAGAAACTTTCCACCGGAACATCGATCTTCCGCTCCGGGCTGAGCGTGTTCACCAGAAGCACCACCAGCGTGAGCGTGAATGGCGTCACTGGCTGCAGCCTTCCCACGGATAACCAAACTTTTTTTCGAAGTTTAGAAAGGCAGCAATTCGCTCGCCGATATCGCCGTCGCCAAGGTTCACCACGAGGAGCTTTTGCCGACTGAACGCAAAGTCAATATCAATCATAAGCATGTATTCTTCGTAGGCATCAGCTAGCAGCTGATCGGTATAATCATCGATGCTAATAGCAGACCGGCCGGTAATGTGTGTGTAGAACAGCCACTCCAGAAAGGTCATCGGCTTTCCGCCAATGTGCCGCCGGACCGACTTTATCCAGGCACCAGTGTCGCGCCGAACCAGCACGAACTTCGCGTCCTGGCGAAGATCCAATGGCACGGGATAGATGAGGGGTGTGGGAAAGTCGGCGAAAACGTCCGCCGCCTCAAAGTATGCGGCAAACTCGCTCCACAGACAGGTTTGCAGCGCAAAGTCGAGTTGATGATCGCCTAACTCGCCGAGACGCGCCTGAACACGCGCCTCTTCTTCCGGTCCACACCAATGCGCCACCCGAAGGCCATGCGCGCCGCAGAACGACGCGAAGCTGCGGGTGCCTGACAGATGCGGGCTGATGTTGAAAACCTTCATGGCCGCACCTCAGACGTCGATACTGTCCTCGTTGCGGCTCTGGAAGTAGCAGCGCAGCCCATCGCGCAGGTCGTAATTGTCCGAACACAGATAGGGCAGGCCCTGGGCGTCATAGGCCAGGTCGGTGTCCGGGTCGTACTTCGGCGGACCGATCAGCAGCCCGCGGCGACTGTGGTAACCACGACGCTTCTTTGATCCGTGCCAGCCGTGCGCGATTGTTCCCGGCACCAGTCCGACGCGTCGTTTGATGGTGGACTGACAGCGCCGATGAAACTCATGCAGACGCCTGGTGTATGCGGCACTCATCTCTGGATCGTCTGGCACGACGATGCCGGCAAATGCGTAGGCCATGTGATAGTCGGCCGGCCCGGTGAGCGCCCAGTCGAGCAGGCCGCCCATGCCATCATATCCTTCGCGCGTTGACGCCCAGGCGTAGCCGTAATGCTGCCGAAGATCGCGCTGATAGGAGTTGCGTGTGCCAGGAACATGCGCCTCCTGGCACTGCAGTGCCGCGCAGAACGAGCGATCAACCGCATCGCCGCCCTCATTGACGACGATCTCGCATTTGGGCCCCATGTCGATGGAGTGGGACCAGGGCTGGCAAACCGCAACGTGCTGTAGCTCGTGCACCGTCTCCGCCGCCCAATCTTTTCGCAGGAACTCGATGTCAGCATCGATCCAGGCGACATACTTCCAGTCCGGGAAGCGGGTTGTGAGATTGCGCCTGACCGCCAAGTTGATCAGCGCTTCCTTGAGCCATATCTCTTGCTCCCGGCCGCCGTTGACCTGGATATGGTCTGGGTTGTCGGGCGACGTCACCTCGAACGGCCGCTCCCCGAGCTGGTGCTCAATCGTGATGAGGTGCACGCCGGACGCGATCATGTGCTGCTCGAATTTCCGATAAAGCGCCGTGCGGCTGCCCCAACGCTCGTGGTTGCTGAACGGCGTTACGACATGCAGGAGATCGGCACGCATCAGTTTTCCTCTGGTTTCGGGTTCAGATCGGGATCGCAGCTCGGCCGCAGCGACGGCCGCAGGTAGAAGCGGTAGCGCCAGGCCAGGCGGCGCAGGTGATCGCGCTGCGCCTCGCTGAGCTTCTCCGGATGCAGATGGCAGGTCGCGCGAATGAAGGCGCGGTGGGCTGGCGCATTCGTCACCACACGCTTCAGCCCTTGCATCACCAGGCAAAGATACAGCGCCTCGCCGGCATCGAGCTTGGCCGGCGCCGGCGGCGCAGCAATGACGCCGCCCAGCTCTGCATGGACCCCGCTCATAGCCGCCCAAGCCCCGTGGGCAGCATGCCGCCAGACGCCGCCGGGAACATCCCGCCGGCGTCGCGCCCATCCATCGCTTCCGCCCAGTCCTCGGCATTATCGATCCAGCGCTCGCCGCGCTTGGCCAACGGCGGCGCCTGGCGCAAGAACTCATACAACTCCGGGTCGGCGCGGCTGGCGGCATAGGCGAGCGCGCCGGCGATCGCACTGTCGCCATGCCGCTGGGCGCCGTCCGTGGCGCCCAGCGTGCGCTCAGGCACGCGTATCACGCCGCGCACGAACGCCAGCTGCCGGTGATCATCGAGCACGTCGCGATCGCGGGGGATGACGATCGTCCCGTCCTCGAAAGCCGCCTTGTATTGGGGCATGTTCTCCCGATACCAGGGCTCGGAAAACCGCACCGCCTCGATGCGCAATTCGCCGTAGCGCTGCAGCGCCACCTCGCCGAGATACTGGCCGTTGCCCGTCGCATCCAGCTTGCCCGCGCGCATGCGCGGCAGCCGGTCGACCACATAGAACAGCACCTGGCGCTGCTGCTCGAACGGCACGTTGCGCAGCTCCACAATGAACGGCGTGCGACGCACCAGGTCGCGGCCGATCGCCAGCGGCCAGATGACGGTCAGGTCGCCGGAGCGCGCAAAATCCTCGCCGAACACATGCGGCGTATCCCGATCCAGCATTTTCAAAAGCGGCGCCAGCTCGCGCTCGCAAAAGTCGCGGCACTCGGCCTCGCGCAAATGCTCCGCCCACAGGGTGAAGGCGGAAGTTTGCGCCCAGCGCACCACCGGAATGCCGTCGCCCATGCGCTTCTCGATCAGCGGCGCCGGTATGGCGCTGCCTGTCGATTGCGAAGGGATGGCAAACAATTCTTCGTCCGCAGCGGCACCATAGAAAGCGATGATTTCCGCGCGCCAGGCGGCTTCGGCCTCCACCGACCAGGTCTTGCCAGTGGTGAGGCAAATGCGCTGGTAGAGCCCCTGCTCCAGCGCATCGTCGAACGTGCAGCGCAACAGATTATAGGGGCGGCGGCCTGCGCGTATATCCTGCACCAGCACGTTGAACGGGTTCGTGTCGCCATTGTGCGTGCTGATGATCAGCACCTGGCCGCCCCAGATCAGCAAAGCGAAGGCGGCCTTCAGCACTTCATCGAGCGCATCATGGAAGGCCGCTTCGTCGATGATCACCATGCCCTGCTTGCCGCGCAGAGCGCGCGGCACGGAAGGCAGCGCCACCACTTCGTAGCCAGAAGCGAAGGCAACCCTGAACGCCTTGATCTGCCGCTCAGGATGATCCGGATCGGCAAACACATAGTCCTGCACTTCGGCGGCGGCCGGCTCTACCGACTTCGCCCACATGGC